TCCCAATTTGCATAATTGTATTGTCTGTTCTTAGGAAATCATCTCCTACAAGATAAATCTGGAACTTTCGTTTAGTAATTACAATACCGTCACTTGCACTAACAGTAAATTCATAAAATCTATTTAATTTTTTAGGACTTTGCGTAGGAACATTATAATCATAGAATGTTGTATCGTAGTAATAACTTTCAAAACCGTTTGCACTTTTTACACCAAAATCAAATGGGTATGTGCCGAATACGTTAGTATCAAAAAATCCTGCACCTGCTCTTTTTTCTAATGCAAGTATAGGCTCAACAATACCTGTAAGTTTACCTGTTGATGTGCCTAGTGAAATACCTGGAGGTAATTCTCCGTCATTATCTCCGATAAAGTATTCTATAGTGTCACCTGCTGGAAGATCAGGGTCTATAACTTGTAATTGAAAGTCTACTGGGCTACTATCTAAAATATAAAATCTATTGTTAGGACCAAGTGGTAATGGACCTTCGTTTGTTACCCATGTAGGAGAATCAGCTCCATTAATTTTTAATTGAAGCGTCATGTCTTCTTGGAGAGTATCTTTTACTGCCCTAATAACAAATCTAAAATTCTTTAATCGCTTAACTTCAAAAGGAGTACCTAATAAATTATCGCCGCTAATTCTTAAACCACCAGGTAGTTTTCCACTTATAACTGTAAGTTTACAACCAGATACAACTGGCAAAGGAATTGTTTGTGTAATACTTTCTTCGTATGTTCCTAAATTGTGCCCTGGATTGACTGTCCATAAATTAGCATGCGGCATTTAACACTCCTATAGCGTTCCCATATCTGCTTCGACTGCTGTTGATGCTGTAAAAGATGAACTTCCATCATCATAATCAATTACAAGATTCTGTGCTAGATATTCTAATGTACTTGTAAATACTGTAGGAACTGCTTCGCCCATTTCTAATGTTAGGTACTGTTGTACTCCGTCAAAGTTTCTAATATCAAGACCATGTACAAGACCAGTCATGTTACCAACATTAATAATATTATTTGTTTGTGCGTTAAGTGTTGCTGTAAGTTTTGGATCTGTTTCAGTTTGTATAGAACTTTCACTGCTAATTGTTAATGTAGTTCCGTTTAAATTTGTTGTAGTAGTTCCGCCACCAGCAAGTGTCAATGCATTACCATTAGAGTCTAATGTAATATTATTATTGTCTGCAAATATTTGTACACTAGGTAAGCCTGTTGCTGTACTATTAATTGTAATAGCGTTAGCATCTGCAGATAAATTAATTGCCGCACCTGCTACAATCTTTTTAAATTGTAATTCAGTTCCGCTTATTTGGCCAAATATTCCTTCACCTGCACTACCTAAGTTTGCAACTGTAGTTGACTCCGTACTTCTAGCGTTAAGTTCTGTAAAATTATTGTTTACTTTTACAAACGCTTCGCGTAGATCATCACCTGTACCGTCGTTTGCAATAGTTCCGATGTTGATAGTTTGTATTGCCATATAAGTCTCCTATACTATATTTATCGATGCTTCCTAAGTCCTATAACATTGCTTTTGAAAGGCGTAGCATTATTATATCTATTAAACAACATTCTATTGAAGCCACCACAAATATCTGTTGTATCTCCGTAATTTGCATTATTTGATTCGTCTTTTAAAACTGCTAATGCATCTTTTTGTAACTTGTCTTGTAATTGTGCAGGAGTTAAACTAGGATCAGCTTGTAAGTATAAAGCACCAACACCACAAACTTGCGGCGAAGCCATAGATGTTCCTCCTATTGTTCCTTGTCTAAATGAACCGTTATTCCAATATGCGGCATCATTATAAGCGTTTGTTGTACTAAAACAACTTAATATATCTGTTCCAGCGGCAAATATGTTTACACCTGGACCTGTTGAGCTTGAAGCAACTTTCCTTTCTGTAGTTGCATTTTGAGGAGTTGAATCCATATTACCTACTATTAATGCTCCTTCGTCAAAAGGAGAACTACCTCTATGGTAATACTGACTAGATCCTGAACCATAAAAAACTACATTGTTATAATCAGGATCAGTGCTGTTTGCAATTTTGAAATAGTTATTGCCTGCCGCTATACATACATGCACTCCTGCATCTACACAGTCTTGCACATCAGCATCAACACTTGCAAGTCTTAATGGAAATCTGTATGATAAACTTCTATAGTAAGGATAAAATCCATAGGTATCTCTCATATGTGAATTAGGTGTACTGTTAAAACTTGGATCGTTGCCTGAACCATATGTTGTACCTCTATATACAATACTTGAAATTCCTGTGCCTATACTAGAACTATAACCCCAACTTGCATTTACTATTGTTGGTCTTTTTTGTCCTGTGTGTGGATCTACAGGTTTATTTTGATGCCAACCTTTAATAACATCAAACACACTATTAATACTAATGCCTCCTGAATCACCACCGCCTTCTAATCCGCTTACTTTTACACTATAAACTCTAGCGTTAGGTGCCCAACCAAAATTTAATCCTGTTGCAGTTCCACCGCAATGTGTACCGTGACCATCTGTATCACCATAATGATTAACACTTTGTGATCCAGTTATTCCTGATGCACTAAACCAATCTATAAGTTGTACTCTACTATTACCACTTGTATCAGTAAACTCTGGATGATCAACTTGTAATCCACTGTCTTGTATAACAATGTCTACACCAGTTCCGTCCATTGAATAGGGTCTAGGATAGTTTGTTAAACTAGATCCTGTGCCGTAAACGTTTTCTACAATTGAGTGTCTAATTTTACCCCAATCTGTTCTATTACCGCTTTCTGCTGTTGACTTTGAAAAATCTCTTACTTGTGTTGCTGTTAAACCTATTTCAATATCATCTCTTAAGTCCGGACGAAGTTGTACGTCTGTCACTCTAGAATCGTTTCTAAGTAACGTTGCTTCTTCTTCAGTTAACGCATAGTGCGTATTTCTTGTAGATTTTTCTCTAGCGTCTGCTACGTCAACAGTTCTGTTTGGAATATCTCCAGCACCAGTTGACGCTATCATTTCTTGATTAAATTGTGAGTAATCAACACCTTTGTTAAGTGTTACAATATATTCTCTTTCACTCATGTTGACTCCTAATGCAAGTCAACCCAAGCACCATTTGCATAACCTTGAAATTTGTTTGTGGTAGTATTATAAATCATATCTGCATTGCCTGGTGTTAAGTTGTTTCTTTCTGCTGTTGTATAACTAGCAAGTCTTAAAGGACTTTGTGTGATCCTAACTTGGTCAGTAGCTCTAAGTTCAATTGAACTGTTACTGTCTATTGATGGAACACCAATTCCTGAACTTTCAAAAGTATCTGCTGTAAATCTTTGTGCAGTTATATTGCCGTCTACTGCAAGATCACTGCTCATTCTGACACTAGGTGTCATTACAATTTGTGAACTGTCATCAGTATCTATTACGCTTGAACTAAATGTAAAGTTTCCTACACTATCGCCTCCTGTAGCGTTTGTCCAAATACCACCTACGTATTTTATAGTCTGTCCTTCTTGTGGGCTGTTAATACTAACATCTTGTAAGGTTGTAATACTTGTTGTTGATAAGTTTTGTAAGTATCCAGCATCATTTGTAAATGTACTAATGTTTGTTGGTGCTCCTGTAATGTCACTGTATGCACCAGTTGTTGCAACTGTTGCTAGTGTAGGTGTACCTGAAACATTTGAATATTCTATACCTGTTATATTTGCACCACCTCCGTGGAAGTTAGTTGCATAAGCATTCTGGTATACATTATTACTTGCTCCTAAATTATAAGCACCAGTTGAGTAAGGCGTTACATTACCAAAACTTACACTATCGCTTACTTCTGATCCACCTGCTAATACTTGGCTAAGTGTAATACCTGTAAGTGCAGAACCACTACCAATAAATGATGTAGCATTTACATCACCTGCTACTGTAAGTTTATGTGTTGGAGTACTTGTAAATATACCAACACGTTTTGTTCCTGTATCAATTTTAATTGCTGTCTCAACACCTGTAATTGGTTTTACTTTGATATCTAAATCTTGTTCGTTTACAGTATTTTCAATAATGCCTGCATTATCTACTCTAATTTTTATATTACTATTAGTTCCTACAGATATACCTGTATCACTGTTAAATGCTACACTACCATTTTGTGTATAGTCGCCACTAGTACTAATAGCATCTGTAATACCATATCCTGATAATGTTGTAGGTAGTCCTACTAATGAACTGAACTGACTGTCAAATAGTGTAGGTTGATTAGTTAAATTTGTGTAGTCTAAAAAGTAAGGACTATCAAATCCATCAAGTGTATCTGCGTTTAATCCGCCACCACCTGATGTAGCATCGTTAGCTGGTGCCCATCTAAGTCCGTCCCATTTTAAAACTTGTCCTGGAGTTGGTGGTGTAGTTTGCGTATCAACATCTGATAAATCACTTATATCATCTACAAGATTTGGTTTGTCTGAAAGATTGTTGTAACTGCCAGTTGTAGCAACTGCGGCTAAACTAGGAGTTCCAACTACTTCACTATAGTTTATAAAACTGTTTACCCAAGCACCTGTATTACCTTGTCCAGCGTTAGCGTTCCATTTTAAAATATTACTTGATGCTAATCCTGAAAGGTCAGTAACAATACCTCCGCCGCCGCTTCCGCCGCTACCACCGCCTGTATTTGTAATAGTAATTGTTCCGTTAAGATCATCATAAACAATATCAATACCTGTACCTTCTCTAAGTATAGCATTTACACGATCATCTACTCTTTCATTTGTAAAATATAAATTATTATTGCCTTCTGGTAATTCAGCAGTGTTTGCGGCTACTGTTGGTTTGTCTGCTAGATCATTCCAACTACCACTAAATGGATTATAACTAATACCGCCAATGGTAAGTCCTGTTGCTGTTATATTGCCAGCACCAACAATACCTGAACCTGTTAAATCTAATTGATCACCTATTGGTAATTCTTTTAGTTTGTTGCTATCGTCTCTGTCAACTATAAGTGGTATTCTGTTTGCCATATCTTTATCCTTATAACGCCGCTATTCTAGTTTGGAAGTCGGCAAAGTCGGCACTTGCCGCCACTTCTGTTTTTAATGTTGTTAACGTAATTGTTTCAGCTTGTAATGCTGTAGCCGCTAATGCACCTTGTGCTGATGTCGCCGCATCTGTTATTCCGTATCCTGCTAAAGTAGTAGGTGTACCTGTAAGTGAAGCAAACGACTGTGCCGGTATAGTTAAGTTAGTAAGGTTACTTCCGTTTAATGCTGGAAGTTGTCCAACTAATACTGCCGCTGTAATTGTTCCGTTGACAGCATCAACTAATAGTGTTGAATCGTCTGCAAAAACAGATCCGTTAATATCTCTGTTTTTATTTGTTACATTTAATTCAGCAAAATTTTCGTTAATCTTTTTAAAGGCTGTTCTTAATGGATCGCCATCGCCCTTGTTTGCACTTGATCCTATGTTAATTACTTGAATAGCCATTACACTCTCCCTACCACAACTTCAACGAACCCTGGTTCATCTCCGTCTTTGGTTCCTACTGCTTTACCAATGACTGTTCCAACTGTTGGATCGTTATCTGCCATACCATAACCTGGAATAGCACTTGTAACAATTATATCACCTTTTTCAACAGCACCAATTACTTTACAAGTTGTACGTCCTTGCAATGCTAATGCTGTTACAAAGTCGCCTTGTAAATCGCTGTTCATTAAGTGTGCTGGATTCTCTGAAACAACACCAGCAACTTTTCTATCACCTTTAGACATAGTAGTTGTTAGTTCTTGTTCACCGCCAAACACTAAGACTGTACCTGCTTCGTACAACGCATCTGCTAGATAATTCTCTGCCAAGTCAGCGTATTGTGCGTTAGTTGCAGTTCCATGGAACGTACCAAATTTCAATGAACTTGTACCCATATCATATCCACCATTACTAGATGGTGTCATAGCCGCCTGTTTGAATATTACTGCCGCTGTGTTATTATTAGCAACAATAGCAACTTCACCTGCACTACTAAATCCTGTACCTGCACCAATACCAATACCTGTACTTGAAGTACCTTTTTCACCTGGTGCTTCTAAGAATGATGTATATAGCCAACCTGTTGCAATTCTTGGAATATTTTGTGTAGCATCGTTTGGATCTGCTTGTTGGTTCTTTTGGAAGAATGACGGTGAAATATCTGTTGAACCAATCTTAAGACTTCCTGCATATGTTGTAGTAGTATTACTTGGCACTGTACCAACTGTATCAAACACTGTTGCACCACCTGGTGTTTTCATTGTCATTGTTAAGTTGGTTTGGTCTAAGATATCATAGTTATCTAATTTAAATTTCTGTCCGTCAATACTTCCGTCTGCACCTGTTTTTACAATTCTATCAGCAACACCAGTTGTAGTAAATGAACCACCAGTTTCAACAATGTCTGCAAAACTAACTGCACTTGCATCACCTGTGCCTGAAGCACTTCTAGCAAATACTGTGTTTTGTGCAATATCTGGCAAGTCAGCAAAGTCAACACTGCTTGCTTTTAGTGTTACCCAACCATCTGTTACACTAAAGTCATCATCGTCGAATGCCGCTAGTCCTAAGTCTGATTGTGCAATACCTGATGCGTTAGCTCTTGTAGATGCCGCTTGCATTGCAAGTTTACTTTGTATTATACCTGCTGTTGGACTTACGTCACCGTTTACAATTACTTCAGAACTAATTGCCGCTGTTGCAACATTACTTCCGTTGCTAGTAAACACAACATCACCTGTTACAGTATGGTTATCATAAGTACCACCATGATACATTAAAATATCATTGTTAACTCTATTAGCAGTAGTTAAACCGATTGCTTCATCACCAAATGGTGTTCTGTTATCTACATATGATTTTGTAGTTACATCTTGTGGATTTGTTGGATCACTGTGATTGTAGATCTTATTACTACCAGCATTAATATCTCCTGTAATACTTGTAGTACCATCTCTAGCAATAGTACCTGGACCAATAGTACCAGTCGAAAGTATTACACCATCTCTATCAAAGTGTAGTCTTTTCTCTATAAATTTCTCAACAGCAAATTCTGTAGGAACTGCCGCCGGATCGCCATCTGCCATTGTATCGTCATTACTGAATTCTGTAATTCTAACACCTTGTCTAAATCCTAATCCGTCTAAGTTA